GCCCTCGCGGACGTCGAGCCAGCCAGCCACCTCGACCAGGGCCTCGTATTGCGCTGCGTTTTCTGCGGTAATGACAAGATTTCCAACGTGTCTCATTCCCTCACCTCCCGCCATATGATGCGCATTGTCGGCTCCTTTGTTCTAAGGGCTCGACGTGAACCCCATGGACATAAGATCGCAAATGTTCCCGCAAAAGTCAAGGGGTTCTGAACAATTATTTCAGGCCGACGGATTCCAGGAACAGATCGGCGGGGAAATACCGTTTCGTGGCGTCCATGCCGTAGGAGCGGAGGAAGTCGGCGGCCTGCTGGTTCGTGGGAAACACGAGCTGGATGCTGTAGTCCTGCTTGGCTTCGGAATCGTTGGTTAGGCCTGCGGCCTTCTGATCCCGGTACTCCTGCTTTTCTTCGTTGCGCCGGTCCTTAATCGCCTGTTTCTGTTCATCCGTCTTCTCTGGGGGCAGTTCCTTGTCCCACTCGAACTGGATGTACAGGTCCTCCCGGGAGAATCCGACATCTGAGAGGTCGAACTGAAACTCTTCAGCCAGGAGCTTGACGGCGGCATTGTCGAACTCGCCCATGGCGCTGTCGTTGTTCAGGAGGATATTGATCTGGACTTCCTCCGCTTCATCCACGTCAATGGCCGCAACGTCTAGGAGGTAGTCTTGCCCCCTATGCTTCTCGTCGAGGATGGCAAGGCGCTGGTGTCCGGAGACGAGGTTTCCGGTACGCTTGTTCCAGACTGGTGGCTGGACGAGCTTGTGCCGGGATAGTCCCTTCTGGAGCCGTTCTTTGTTCCCTGCGGAGATACGTCGGGGGTTGTATGGGGCATCGGCGATCTGGGAACGGGCGATGCGCTCGATCTCGAATCCTTGGAACTTGGATAGCTCGGTCATGCTGGGAGTCCTGTAGCCCGGGTGTATTCGGCGGCTAGCATGGGGTCGAAGGCACAAGCCGTCTGGAAATCGTCGGGGTGGGTGTCGTGGAGCCAGACGGCGGATGCGCCGGTGAACTGCTCTCCGCAGTCCCGGAAGCCGTACTGGTACTCCTCGGCCATAGGGGCCTTGATCTGGGATGCGTAGGCCGCGACAATGGATCGGTTCCAGCGTTTCAGGGGGTAGCACTCGTGGGACTTGGTGTTGATGCCGTCCGGCCATTGGCGCATGATGACGGAGCGGGACACGGACTCGTCCGACCGGAATCCGTAGGCCACAAGGTCGCATTCGTAATGCTTCCTCCAGTAGTCCCGCTCGGTGGAAAATCCGGGAAGCTTGCCCATTCGGATCTTGGTGTTCTGTCTGGAGGGCTGGGTTTCGATGGGATGGCCGAAGAACTGGGACATCCGGGCGATGTGGGTTTCCTGGTACCGTAGACCTGGGTAGGTCTGGAGGTGCAGGAGGACTAGCCTATCGGTGGGTAGGTATTTTTGGAGTAGGTGCACCATGCACAAAGAGTCCCGGCCACGGGAAACCATGGCCAGGACCCTGGACCCGGAAGCCGCTATGGCCTGTGCTTCCGAGTAGATGCTCAACGCCGACGCCCGGGCATGGCCCCATAGGCACCAGTTCCGGCGGAAGGACCGAAGCCGCCGCTGGAGTCGTGGCGGACGCGGGAGAGGGGGGACTGCTTCATGAGATACCTCCAAAGGGCATGAGGCCCAAAGAGCCCTTATGCACCCTCCACTGATCGGGCCGGAGCGCGTGGAAGGATTCGACCGGATTGGCGAACCTCCCTAATTTACACTCCGCGCCCTCGGATAGACGTGATTCCCCGAAAACGCACCACCCCACGATTCTGCCGAAGGGGAACTCAAAGCCCCCGGGGAGCCCCTTGGAATCATAGATCGCTTGGGCCAAAGTACTGGCCAATGGAGGGCGGGGCCTGTCGTCCTTGGCATCCGTCCACTCCATGTAGTCGGCGGCCGGGAACTCCCCGTGCTCCCGTAGCCACGCGGGGACCTGGGGAAATGGGAGCCCCGGTTGCAGGGCCGCATGAATCCAGACGCGGACACCTGCGGGGATCTTCCACGAGCGGTATTCGACCTTTTTGATCCCATGGACCAAAGCCGATGCATAGGGCTCTCGGACTGTGAGAATCTTGTCCATGGTGGAATCCTAGTCTTTTATTCCGCATTTGTCAAGGGATAGAATCATCCCACTACCTCCGGGGCCAATGACAGCCGGATCCGGTCCCCGTCCTCTGTGAGCCTGATCCTGCGTAGATAGGCCAGGGAGGCCCTGTAGTCGTCTTTCGTGTGATGGGGGTACCATAGATCCCCTTGGGCCATGGAACCGTCCTGAGAGGGCCACGGATCAACCTTGCGGCCTCGGTAGTTGGGATCTGCCCATTTGGGGGAAGGTTTGAAGCCACGGGACCGGAGTTCGTGGACGAGGTGGCGATGGTAGGCGATGAGATAGGCCCACGGGTGCCGGGAGACGAAGAGGAGGGCGGGGCGCTGGGATCCCCATTGGCGGCCCCGGAGGTTGCAGACGGTGGCATGGGTGGCCAGCAGGGTCTTGCGGGGGATGTAGGGGAGCAGGTGGGGATGGGGGAGTCCGAGGTTCATTTGGAGTTCCTGAGAATAGGGTCCAGGCGATTGCCGATCCAGCGCATGACTTTCGTACACATGGAGTTCCCGTAGGCTTATCCCAAAAGCTCCCACGCGACAGAAGCCGCTTCGATGCCGGAACACACAGACCCGTATGTCGGGCTCAAGGGAGCCTCCAAAGCCAGAGGATGAGGGCCGGGATCCGCTTGTACCATGGGAGCCGGAGGACTCGGTCGAGGTCTTCGGACGCCTTCTGGAGATCGGAGTCCGTGAGGGGCCGTTGATCCCCTAGGCGGAGTATCCAGGACCAGAGGCGCTTGTACCATGGCTCCCGGAACAGGTCGGAGAGGACTTTGTCGATGTCTGGTTCCTGCCTCATGCAAGTGCTTTCAGGTGGTCCCGTAACGTCGGTTCCAAAAGGGGCGTATGCTCCAGTGCCAGGAGGCGCTTGTGCTCCATGGCCTCCCAGAGGTCCGAGAGCGTGGTCCCATCGGGGAACACACGAAGGTTCCCGGTGGACCAGCTACGGAAGAGTTCTTCGTACATGTGGATATTGGCCAGCTTTTCAGGGGTGCTCATGGATGGAAACCTATTCCCCATTCCCGCAAATGTCAAGGGGCATCATGAGAAAAGATCCACTAGGCCCGGGATCTCCCGGTAGTCCTCGATCCAGGGGCCGTACTGGGCAGCATCCCCGGCCAACTGGTCCGCTTTCTCGTTCCCGGGGTCCCCATTGTGCCCACGGACCCATTCCAGGGATAGACGGGAGCCAAGAGCCCGGGCATGTGGCATGATTCGGAGCCAGAGGTCCCGGTTGGCCGTGGGCAAGTGATTGGAAGGGCTGGAAAGGTGCTTGCGGAGGCCGTGGACGGCGTACTCCGAGTCCGAGCGAACTAGGAGCCGTTCCGAGGGATCGACGGATTCTAGGGCCATCAGGAGGGCTAGAAGCTCTTGGCGCTGATTCGTGGAGCTGGCGTACCCCTGTTTCAGGGATTTGTTAGAGCCGTCCGGGAACTGGAGGAACACACCGGCTCCGGAACGTCCTCCAGGATTCTTCAGGCATGAGCCGTCCGTGTTGGCGATGATCGGGGGCGTGGTTCCCATTCTCTGAAAATACACTAAGTCCCTTATTTGTCAAGGGGCTAGGGTGCTTTTCTTTTCCTAGATGCATCAACGTATCACGAAACGATGATACAGAGTGTATTTTGTTCATGGGTTCAAGCTGGGTCCCACTGGAGTGCGGATCCTGCCTGATTCGGCGATGCACGGGGTTTACCCTGCGACCACCATTGCACCCGTTCCGATGTCCGCTGGCAACAGGGGTTCCCGGGGCGTGTCCAGGCGCAACGGAGCAAAAAGCGCCCAAAAATCAACAAAAACAACCCTGAACCCCATGGCAACCCTGCCACAGTCCCGGGATCCCGTGTCCCCGTTGCTCCCTGGCCTCCGGTTCCCCTTGTTCCCGGGTGCTCCCGGGTCCCGAAGCTACATAAACAAGGAAACCAAGGAACTTCAGGATCCTAGGGAAGCCCAAATCAAAAAGATCTTGAGACGAGGACCAGGGTACCGCCCCCCAAACCCCCCAGGCCCCACGCTCTCCGGCCCCGTCATCTCTGGGGAGCCTTTGATACCGGGTTGCCCCGGCTGGACTGGTTGGTTTGGAGAACGGTACCTGCTGGCCTTCGTCTCAAGATCCCCTGATCCGGGCTTCCGTAGGTCCTGGCCTAGGGAGCCGTCATCAAATGAGTCCATCGACTTCGGAGTGCAGGGCTCGCGGTAGCCCCCATATCATCCCGGATCCATTCCCAAAGGAACGCCGAGTCCCGCGAGTATCTAGGTGGTACCCTAGACCCAAGACCTAATGTAATCGGCGGATCCAGAAAGTCAAGGGGAGAAGTGGGAAAAGTTTCGAGGTGTCGGGAGCCCTTGACATCTGGGGACCTCGAAACTAGATTCAGGGCTTGGCTACACCCTGGAGCCGGAGTCCGGGACATAGGCGGATAGCTGAGTCGGTACAGCATTTGGCCGTTAACCAAAAGATCCCAGGTTCGACCCCTGGTCCGCCTGCTAACGTCCCCCTAGCGCCTCTCCCAGTCCCCCGGGACCAGTGACGCGCACTCCTAGGGGTCCTTCCCATCTCCCAACGCCTCTAGGCCCCTCCAGGCCCAAGCGCACCCCGGGGAGAGGGGCTTCCTTTCTGCATGGATCCCTAGGATACGGGAGAAAATGCAGAAAGGTCATTTTGTCCCTTGACTTNNCGGGTCCGGTGTCGGGTCCGAAGCAACGAGGACCATATGGACAGCAAGAAGATCACCATCCGCGCAAAAGCCTTCGCCGGCGAAGGTGTCCGCACCCATCGCGCCATGGTCGAGGATGGGCGTGTCTACGTCTGGGACTGTGTCGCAGGACACTACACCACCTGTCACGCCCTGAGCGCCTCTGCTATCCGCCGCATCCTGGCCGCATGAGCCCCACCTACACCATCAACGGCTCGACCTATGAGCCCCTGACCGACTACCTCCGGGGCTGGATCCCCGGGGCTCTCGGCCTCCCTTGCCCTCCTGATCCATCTCCGGAAACCATGGACGCCTGGAATCAGGGGGTCAAGGATCGCTTGCTCCACGGGACCAATGGAGCCGGGATCGCCAATGTCCTCTGGCGCGAAATCGGAAACACCAATTGCAGAAAGGTCGCCTAATGCGAATCATCCGAATGGACAATGGATACATGGCCGTCCAAGGCTTCACGGGGGCCCGTGGCCGCGTGCAGGTCGGCGGATGGGGAAAGAGCCGCTTGGAGGCCATGGCCGCTTGCGGGGACCTTGTAGCCGTACTGGATGCGGAGGCTGGCCGATGACCAACGCCCTCATGACACCGGACGGGATCGCGGCTACGGCCATGGCGCCCCTGTCCATTGTCTCCCTGATCCTTTCCCTCGTATTCCTGAGGCACTACAAATGACCATGTCCCTGTCCGAAGAAGACACCATCCGCAACCAGATCGCGGAACTCCGGGCCAAGTTGCCCAAAGAGCCCCATGAGCCGGCGGAACCTCTGCACGCCGTCGTCTCCAAGGTCTTCCTGGACGGCGCCGTGCACACGAGGACCGTGGACCTTGCGAACGAGTGGAAGCGCGTGGGCACCGGGATCCGGGAAGCCGTGCGCCAGGGTGGCGAGGTGGTCGTGCGCCCCTTGTACGCGGGGGAAGGGGTGCAGGAGCACAAGGAGTACCCAAGCACCAGGAGGATCAAGGCACTGGAAGAAGAGGCTTCCAAGCTCCACGAACTCCGGGATGCTCTCGTGGATTCCATGGGCACCGAAGGCGGCATCCCCATGACTGACCGGCTGGCACGGGCCATGGAAGCGTGTGGTGCCCTGTGATCCGATCCGCCGCCGCCATCCCAGTCACACGGTTCCACGGCCCCAATGGGGAGCCCACATGCTGCATCCTCTGGGGCTCCAAGCCGGACACCTGCCCCCTCCTCAGAGTCTCTGGCCTTAAGTCCCGGGAAATCTGCAACTGGACGGATTCCCGCCTATGCCGCCGTGGGGACGATGAAACCGGACTCCTGATCCCGGCCCCCGGATGCCCAATCCACCCGGAAGCATCCGATGGCTGATGACCTGATCGTCTCCCTTGGTGACCTGGACCCGGATGCCCTAGCCATCCTCCGGGACCTCCTGGCCAAAGGGGACCTGCACTTCGAGCACAAGCCCCTAGCCTCCGATCCCAGCTTCCGAGCCCCTACATGGGTTCAGGAAGCCGTGCGCTACCTCCACAAGCTCCAGGACGGCACGTTCCCCCAATGGGCCAAGCTCCCCGCCCCCTGGCTGGAGGCGCACTACCCCCGGCCCATGTCACCGTGCGCCTGGGACGAAGTCCGCGCCATGGTCCTACGGGCCTTGGTCGCTATGCTCTCGGACCAGAGCTACCGCAAGGGTTCCAAGTTCTTCCCCGAAGCCGTGCAGGATTGGTTCCTCGTCACTCCGAACCGGAAGCCCCGTTGGTCCTGTTTCCTCCGATACGCCGGGCTCCCGGATGTCCGAGGCTCCTTGTCCGCCGATCTCCAAGGGACGTGCTTGGAGCCAGTCTCGGATGCGCCGACGCTCAAGATCCAACGGATCAGGAATGCCATGAGCCGGGAAGCCGTGGAAGCCGTCGAGAAGGCGCTCAACAGGCCAGGCGCCAAGTCCTATGGTTCCGTTGGCTGGGAACGTGCGGGGCGTCTGTACGGCTGGTGGCAAGGCTCCGACAGGTACCGGGACCAGTTCGGGGACCAATTGGACAGGCCGGAAGCTATGCGCCACGGGACAAGGTGGCGAAAGGCGCTAGGGTCCTTTGCGGGACTGGTGCGCCTGTGCATCGCGTGGCCGGATCAGGGGACGTGGGGCGGCTGGTTCCCGATTCCCGGGGAGCCGACGTGGGAAGTGTTTTGCGACTGGGTAGCCCGGGAACATGGGCTCTGGCTCATGGAGCCGGAGGCGGGGGAGGTCCCGAAGCATGGGGACCGGGTGGCTAGGGACTGGGAGCGGGTGTTCCAGGTCCCCTGAAAATAAATGACCATAGGCCCTTGACTTTTGCGGGGACATTTGTGATATTTGGTTCAAGGGGCCGACGTGGTCCCGCTCTCCAAAGGAATCCAGATGTACGACGCAACCGAAGCCCAACAGATCGCCAAGACCATCGGCCAGCAGCTTGGAGGCCTCGGGAAGGTCTCTTCCATGATCGGGGCTACCAACTTCATGTCGCACAGGGAAGGCGCCCTGTCGTTCCGTTTCAAGGCCAAGGCCCTCCAGGTCAACGGGAAGGCCCCCAACTACATCAAGATCTCCCTGGATCCCTCGGATACCTACACCGTCGAGTTCGGCCGGATCCACGGCCTCACGTACACCGTGGTCCAGACGGACGAGGGCGTCTACTGCGACCAGCTCCGGCCCCTGATCGAGCAGACCACGGGCCTCTACTTGTCCCTGTTCAATGAGCCCATCTTCTCCCCTTGCTGAAAGCCCCGGCTACCGGGGCCTACGGGCGGCGTGGGAGGTCCAAGAACCCGCCGCCCGTTCACTTCTGAGAGGAACCAGACTATGCGTCCTGTACTCGTCTACTGCCGTGCTACCGGAACCGATTTCGCCTGCGACTGTGGCGAGGGCCATGTGTTCCGCACCAAGTTCCCTGGGAGCCTGTTTTCCCGCGCCGTGGTCCGGAGCGTCCTTGGTCTCCATCTCGACACCCCTATCGAATTTCGGATGCTCTGACCCCTTGACACCCGGCCCCTAATCCCCTATTTTTCAAGTCTCCGGAAGTCCCGGAACCAGCCAACAGGAAGACCGATGAGCACCAGCGAACCCACATCTTTCCCGAAAGTGAATCCGGCACGACACCTCCGGGACAGGGCTATCCGGGACACCGCAAGCGACCTCGGAATCCGTGTCTGGGAGCTTGTCGAGGCTCACGGTCTTTCGTCCCAAGAACTGCACATGGCCCTTGCCATCCTGAACGAGAGCATCGCCCGTGACGTGCTTTCGGATGTCCGGGACCAAGGCGACCAGGGCCCTTTGTGAACCTCTCCAAGCCGACCACCCCTATCCCGTGCCCCAAGGGCTCCAAGGCTTTCCAGCCGACCGGGCAGGGAAAGCTTTGGATCTCATGGACTACCCCGGGGGCCGAGTGGCGTAGGGTCCTGGAGATCGTCAAGCGACTTCCCAATCGCCGCTGGAACCCGGACCTCAAGCTCTGGGAGGCACCGGACACCTCCGAGATCCGTGGACACCTCCTGCACCACGGCTTCCAGCTCCTAGGAGCCCCTACAGGTCCCACGGCTATCGGGATGCCAGGGCTTCCATCGAAGCGGGAACTAGCCCCCTGGGTGCCGCCGTGGAAGGACGTGGAGATCCCCGGGGACTGGAGTCATTTGCGGCCGTATCAGGTCGAAAGTCTCCGGATGCTCCAGTACCGGAATGGCCGTGGGGCCTTGTTCCAAGAAATGGGCCTTGGGAAGACGGCTACCTCTTTGTCCTGGGTTCGGATGAATCCGGAGTTCGACAGGATCGTGGTCATTGCGACCGCCTCGACTAAGAATCAATGGGTCCGGGAGGCGAAGAAATGGGGCGTCACGCTCCCGTTCTGGGTCCTCTCTGGCCGGAGCCCACATGCGCTCCCTAAGAAAGGGGCCGTGGTCCTGAATTGGGATATCCTGGAATCGTGGACCGATGCCCTGATTTCCTGGGACCCTCAGACGGTCATTGCCGACGAGGTCCAGGCCGTCGGCAACCCCAAGGCCAAGCGGTCTAAAGCGTTCCTCAGGCTCACGGACAGCCGGGGAATCGTGGCGCTATCCGGCACTCCGGCGCGTACCTGCCCGGCCCAATTGTACACGGTCCTGCATGCCCTAGACCCTAAGACGTTTTCGGACCATTGGCGCTACCTGAACAGGTACTGCGGCCCCCGCAACAACGGATTTTCGACCACGTACAAGGGCTCCACGAATGCCGAGGAGTTGCACGAGAAGATCCGGCCCCTTGGAGTCCGGTACACGAAGGCCGACGTGCTCAAGGACCTGCCAGACCGGGTCTACACGCCCGTGCTCATGGACTGCACGATGTCCGACGAGTACCAGGAGGCACAGGACCGGATCCTCTCCATGCAAGGACACTCCCCGGGCCAGATTCGGGAACGCCTTGGAGCCCTGACCGCTTCGGCGTTCGAGATGAAAAAGGATGCCGTGATCGACTGGATTGCGGACTTCCTGGAGACCGGGGAAAAGCTGGTCGTGTTCGGCTGGCACATCGCGGTTCTGGACTATCTCGAAATGCATCTGGGAAAACGGTGCGTCCGGGTATCTGGAGGCGTATCCAAGGAAGGCAGGGAACAGGCCGTGCGCCGATTCGTCAACGACGACGAGTGCAAGATCTTCCTGGGCAATATCCAGGCGGCCGGCGTCGGGATTGATGGGCTCCAGGCCGTATGCTCCAACGTGGCATTCGTGGAACTGTGCTGGAGCCCTGCGGACCTAGATCAGGCAATGTCGCGGCTTCATCGTCTTGGGCAAAAGAACAGCGTCAACGTCTACTACCTCCTAGCCAACGGGACCATTGATACCGTGATGGCCGAGACCCTGGAAGCCCGGGGAAATGCGCTTCGCGTCGTGGTAGACGGGAAGACAGAAACCAACGAAGACGAGTCCATTGTAGCGATGGTCCGCAACCTCACGAAAGAAGGCACCCTGTGATTCTTGGAAAATCGGCAATCCGGCAGGCACTGGCCACCGGGGAAATCAAGCTCCTGGACGACGAGGGCCGCACGCTCCCGGAATCTCTTGACTCTTTGGAGTTGGACGCCGCACTATGAGCCCAAAAAAACCAGTGAAATCCCCGGTTCGTGTTCACTCCTGCGGAACGGAGATCCCAATTGGGGATGGTGTCACGGCCATTATAGAGGCCGTCTGCATTCGAGGAAGTAGCGCCACATATTCATTGGAGTGGTTCGAGGGCGCGTCGTATAGGTCATCTTGGGTCACGGCGGCTATGGTACAACGCCTGCTGTCAGGGGGGCATGGCCGCAAGATGGGCTTGTCTATTCTGCCTGCGGAGAATCCACCCAAGTGACCAAACGCATCGTCATCGAAGCCACCTCGGAACGCGACATCCTTAGTTGGATGATCGCCTCCGACGAGGTCTATCGGCACATTGTCTCCAAGTACGATAGCCCCCGGCTCTTTGAATCCCAGTTCTCCAGGACCGTTGCCGCCTGGATCCACGAATGGGCCAAGCTGGAACCGGCCAAGGCCCCTGGCGAATCCATGACCCAGATCTACGCCGTCCACCAGACCGAGGTTGCCGACGAGACCACGAGCCGCGCCGTTGCCGAGTTCCTGTCCAATCTGTCCCGTGACTGGAAGTCTGCGGAGCCCCTGAGCGCCCCCTTCGCCAAGGACCAAGCGGACCTGTACTTCCGACGGCGAACTGTCTCCAGGGCTCTCGAAATGGCACAGCGGGCATTGGAAGCGAATACCCCGGACGGCTTGGCGCAAGCGGAGAACGCTTTCCTGAGTTTCAGCCGTGCCACGGGTGCCGACGTTCCGATGGTGGATCTGTTGCGGGATGCCGCGACGATCCAGGAGGCCTATACCACGGAGGATGAGGTCCTATTCCGGATGCCGGGATGCTTGGACCAGCTTCTAGGCCCGATCATCCGGGGCGATTTCGTGGGCATCCTGGCACCTCAGAAGCGGGGCAAGAGCTTCTGGGTGGACCTGTTCTCCATGAGCGCCATGTTCCAAGGCTGCAAGGTCCTGATCCTCGATTTCGAGCTGGTCAAGCTCCAGAAGGCGAGGAGGCTTTGGGGACACTTGCAGGGGCGGCCAAGGACCGAGAAACAGGTTTCGATCCCCTACTTCTCGAATACCGGGGAAATCCTGTTCAATGAGAAATTGTTGCCCGGGATCCGGACGGGGCTTGCCGAGATCGAGGAGTTCCAGAAGGGCGTTCGGCGCACGTCGCAAGGCGGATCCGTTCGGTTCCTCAACTTCCCGACCTTCGGCACCACGATGCGGGACATCAAGGCCCGGATCCGAGCCCTTCGCGTAATCGAGGGCTGGGAACCGGATCTGATTGTCTTCGATTCCCTGGACTACGTCGAGCCGGAGAACAAGCGGCAGGAGTCCCGGGACCAGTTGCACGAGGTGTGGGGCCATGCGCGGGGACTTGCCCAAGAGCTGAACTGTGCCGTGCTCAGTCCATCGCACACGGGACGCCAAACGTCCAAGGGCGAGGGGACGGATTCCGATGTCTCCGGGGACATCCGGAAGCTCTGGAAGGTGACCAAATCTATCCTCTTGAACCAGACGACGATGGAGAAGCAATGGGGCATCATGCGCGTATCATCCGGGACCAATCGCGACGAGGCGACGACAGACGATCAGGTGGTAGTGCTCCAGCACCTAGGGATCAATCGGCCCTACCTGGACAGCCGCTGGCTCTCTCAGGTGAAAAGCGATCTGGTGTATCGGCCCAAAGGAAAATCGGATCTTTTGGACTAGGCCCCTTGACTTATGCGGGAACATTTGCGATATTTGAATCAAGGGGTTCGGTGAACCTCTGGAACCAGGGGAACACGATGGCCGAAGAAATGAGGATCGCACGGATGATGAAAGAGCTTCAGTCGGACCTTGCGGATCTCGTGGTGTCCGGGGACCTCACGGAACAGGAAGCCAACGAATGGGCGAACAGAAAGGCCGACCAGTGGGCGAACGGCATCGGCTAATCGCCACGGGGACCTGCAACTGGGACTATTACGTCGTGGAGGACCGGGACCGGGTCCTCTCCATCGCCAAGCCGGGGAGCGGATGTAGCGATAGCTCCTTTGGAAGCCGGAACTACTTCTGGCACATGGTCCTGTTCAATCGCCGAATCTTCGGGACCATCTACACCGATCCCAAGGACCCTACATTTCCCTTTGTTTGTCCCTTGACAACTAGGGGAGAATCGGGTAACTTGAATCACATGAACACGGCTCTAGTCGGGCCGGAGGAGAACTAGGAGCATGAGAGCGCAAATCGGAGGCACCCCGGAAGCCGTGGACCGTTGGGTCCTTGGGCGGGTCCCGTGGGCGTGGTGCTCGGTGCCCACGATCATGATGCATTTGGGCGTCCGTGGTGAAATGGCCGAGGAGGCTACGGTCCTGGAGTCCCTAGGGCGTCTGGTGGCTCGCAAGGCCGTGGGACACAGGGACAAGGGGATCTCCATGTACAAACGGATCAAGGAGGCTTAGGCCATGGAATTTCCAGAGTTCAAAGAGTTCCCGAAGATGGCCCGGATGTCCAGGGACGTGATAATTAGTGAGAAAATCGATGGCACAAATGCCCAGATTCTCATTACCCCGGACGGGGACCTGTTCACAGGCTCCCGGACCCGATGGATCACGCCAGCCGACGACAATCACGGATTCGCCCGATGGGCCGAAGGGAACCGCGACGAGCTTTTGAAGCTGGGTCCCGGGCGGCATTTCGGCGAGTGGTGGGGACAGGGGATCCAGCGGGGCTACGGTCTCAAGGAAAAACGCCTCTCCCTGTTCAACGTGTTGCGCTGGTGCCCGTACGGCGAGGAGCCGGGCGCGATTCCGTCCAACGACCCCACGGCACCTGTGAAACTCCAGGAAGTGCTTCCAGAGTGCGTGGGACTGGTCCCTGTGCTCTATCGAGGCCCGTTCTGCACCGTCACCGTGGATGCCTTCCTCAAGACCCTGGCCGATGTCGGATCCCTGGCCGCCCCGGGATTCAAGGATCCCGAGGGGCTGGTGGTCTTCCACGTCGCCGGGAACTTCGGGCTCAAGAAGACGATCAAGGGGGACGAGGTCCCCAAGTCCAAATTCCTCAAATAACCCAAATCCACCCCCAACAGAAAGAAACCCATGAACATCCAACTCTCCGCCCTCCGCCAAGCCTTGGACCTCGTCCTCCCGGCAACCGGGGACTCCAAGATCGAAGGAGCCGACGCCGCCGTCTTCTCCGACGGCTGGGTCCACACCTATTCTAGCGAGCAGGGCGTTTCCATTTCCGCACCCGTCCAGGACCTTGCAGGACTCACGGCCGCCGTCCGGGCCAAGGAACTTGCCAAGGTCGTCAAGAAGCTCAAGGGGGACGTGGTCGAGATCAACAAGACCGAGACCTCCCTGTCCTTCGTCTGTGGCACCACGGAAGGCGAGATCATCCTGCAACCGGACACCCTGTCCCATGCCCTCGCATCCTTGGGCCTCTCGGACCTCGAAGGCCTTTGGCAGGAGGTGCCCACGGGTATGAGGACGGCTATTGCCCTCGTCCGACTGGAGAACCATCGGGAGCAGTTCCCCGTGGTCCGGTTCTCCGAGGATCTGGTGATCGCGGTTACGGGGTCCCGCTGGAACTACGGCACGACCCACGGCGACCCGATGCCCCCGTTCAGCATCCACACGGAAGCGGCCAAGACCCTGTTGTCCCTTGGCGAACTGTCGCGCTACGCTGTCCGGGACCTCTGGGCACACTGGCAGACGGAAGCCGGGACCGTGTTCTCCGCCAAGATCCAGGAGGGCGGCGGGTTCCCGATGAAGCGCGTTCTCGGGACCCTGAACGACATCCGCCTCACGGCTCCCATCTTCTCGGTGCCCATGCCCAAGGACCTCGGGGACAAGGTGGCCGTGGTCTCCGTGTTCAGCTCCGAGGACCAGAAGTCCGGGACTCCCATGGTCGAGGTCACGGTCAAGGGCAAGGAAATCCGCTTGGCGGCCAGCAACAGCGGCGGCAAGGTCAAGGACAAGTGCGCTTTGGACGCCCCGGTGCCGGAGGGCGTGGAAGTCGTGTTCCAGGCGTCGGTGCCGTATCTGGAAGAGGCGGCGAAGAAAGTGACGACGATGAGCGTGGTCCCCTTGGAGGCCAAGACCAAGGGCGGGGACACCGTGATCCAGCCGCGCCTCGTGTTCCAGGGGCAGGATTTCACGCAGGTGATTTCGGTGGATGTGAAGTAGCTTTTGGAAAAGGGGCTCTTGCCGCTCGGTTATCGGGTCTAGCGTTCGGCGCTACTTCGGTTTCCGAGGATCCTGGCGGACTCCTAGATCTGGGGAGGTGTAGCAGAGTGGTTCTGCACCCGTGACCTAGGGCGGGAGGTTGTACGTTCGAGTCGTGCCCCTTCCCAGATCTGAATTTGCCTCCCTAGCTCAGTTGGATAGAGCACTGTCCCCGATGGGATGGGGTCCCGGGTTCGAGTCCCGGGGGAGGCTTTTCGAGGGACAGGCGCACGGCGCGGAACGGCCATGCGCGTGAGTCGGTCGGGTAAACTAGCCTAAACGGTCCCTCGATCCATTTTCCATAGGAGATTCCGCCCCTTGGCAAACAAGCCCTTTTTCGATCTGTTCGGCGAGGAAGAAGAACCCGTCGCCCCCAAGCGCACCACGGGCCAAGGGTGCGAATCGTGCCAGAGGTACAAGGGATGCCGGACGCCTAAGTTCCCAGTCTATGGGCAAGGGGCCAAAGGAATCCTTCTGATCGCCGAAAGTCCCGGCCCCAACGACGATGCGACCGGGCACCCTCTTTCCGGGGATGCCGGGGCACTCATTCGCCGGGAACTCCGGAAGCACGGGATCGACGTGGAGCGGGATTGTTGGACGACCCATGCGACCCGATGCCACCTGGGAACCGATTGGAAGGACTACTCGGACAAGTCACTGGAAGGCGAACGGGCCAAGGCGGCCAAGGAATGCCGTCCTAAGCTCCATGGGGACATTGTGGCGTTGCGGCCTAGGATCATTGTGCCCATGGGCGTGGCGACCATCACGGCCCTCCTAGGGGATCGTCTGACAGGCCGCCTCAACAACGTAAAGCCGTCGGCCTTCCTTGGGCTCCAGATCCCGGACCAGGAACTCCAGGCGTGGGTCTGTCCCATCGAGTCCATGCGCTATTTGCTCAAGAACAAGAGCCCTACGGACCTCATGGACCAACTAGCCGAAGCCGTCCAGGGGATCGCGTCCAAGGTCTCGGTGGAAGTCCCGGACAAGCCCCAGGAGAACATGCGGAAGATCCGGGACCCGAAGGATGCCACGGCCTTTATCGACCTCCTGCACCGACAGGCGGCTAGTGCTGGGTTCGAGGTCGGGTTCGACTACGAGACCACGGGAATCAAGCCCCATGCGCAGGGACACAAGATCGTCTGTGCCTCCGTCGGCTGGGAAGACCAATGCGCCGCGATGCCCATGTTCGAGGATCCCGAGTTCCGGAGGGCCTGGAAATCCCTGCTCACGGATCCTATGGTCGGCAAGGGTGCCCACAATGCCCAGTTCGAGGCCATGTGGACCTACCACTGCCTCGGATATTGGCCCGTCGGCTGGACGTTCGACACCTGCTTGGATGCCCATGTGATCCACAACACGAGGCCGACAAGCCTCAAGTTCGAGACCTTCACGCGCCTCGGGATCCTCGGGTACGATTCGGCAATCGACAAGTACCTGCACTCCAAGGAAAAGGGGTGCAATGCGTTCAACGCCGTGGAAGATGCGCCCATGGACCAGCTTCTCCACTATTGCGCCTTGGATTCCCGATACATGATGGAGGTCCGCAAGCTCCAACGGGTCTCCATGCGCGAATGGCCCAAGCAGATCAAGGGCTCCCGGTTCTTCCTGAATGCCTCCATGTCCCTGGCTCGCGATAGCTCCTGGGGAATGCAGGTTGACATGGACCAGCTCGAAGGCACGTACCGGGACCTATCTCTGTCCATCGCGGAAGCGGAAACCAAGATCCAGGAATGCCCGGAGATCAAGGGCATGGGTCCCGGGTTCAACGTGGGATCCAATCCGGATCTGCTCAGGCTCGCCACGAAGCTGGGATACAAAACCCGATCCGTGGACAAGGAGTTCCTGGAGACGGTCGCCGAACCGTTTGCGGACTTGCTCCTAGAGTCCCGGCAACTGAAGAAGATGCGGGACACCTACCTGGAACAGTATCGCCGGGAAGCCGTGGGAGGCGTGATCCGGGGGGCTTTCAACCTAGCGGGGGGAAATCGGAGCGACGAGGACGGCGGCGGAGCGGATAGCTACAGGGCTTCGCACGCGGATCCCAACCTCGCCAATATCCCCAAGCGGAATAAGGCAATGCAGAAGGCGATCCGAACCATCTATCGCCCGTCCCCTGGGAACCGGATCAAGGAATACGATTACGGCCAGATCGAGGTTCGGGTAGGGGCCTGCTACCACAAGGACCCGAACATGCTCCGGTACGTCGAGGATCCGACGACCAACATGCACACCGATACGGCCATGGATCTTTTCTTCCGTGGCGTCCCCGGGGAAGTCCGGAAGCCGGAGCGACAGGCGGCAAAGAACGGCTTCGTGTTCCCGTCGTTCTATGGGTCCGGGTGCGTCTCGACCTACCTGGGGATCTGGAAACAGATCGAGCCGGAGACCAAGGCGCATTTGGCGTCCAAGGGCATCACGGAACTGCACCCGAAGGAATGGGGCAAGTGGGACAAGGACCGGAAGCGGGACTACATCAAGGCCGTCAAGCGATCCCCGGACCACACTTGGCTGTCCCATGTCGCCGGGGTGGAGAAGATCCTCTGGGAATCTCGGTTCCCGGGATACGCTCGGTGGAAGCGGGACATCTACGACGACTACCTGCGAAAGGGATACATCGAACTGTACACGGGCTTCCGGTGCCGTGGTCCCTTGATCTTCACGAAGGCGACGAATCTCCAGATCCAGGGATCGGCGTTCCATTGCCTCCTCTGGACCATCTCCCAGATTGACGAGAAGATCCGGGACCTGTCGGGACGGTCGCATATCGTGTGCAACATCCACGACGCCCTAGTGGTAGATCTGCACCCGGACGACGAGGCGGCCGTGGATCGTCTGGTCTGGGAGTACGGAACCCAGAAGGTCCGGGAGCATTGGCCGTGGTTGATTACGCCGCTGGTGATAGAGGCCGAGCGCTCCGAGATCGACGGGAATTGGGCCACGATGGAAAATTGTGGAGAATTGCACTTTAGCCCTTGACTTTTGCGGGAGCCTTTGCGATATTTGGTCCAGGGGGTCGCGTGGCCCCTCCTTCCACCGGAGCATCCATGTACACCGTCAACGACCGGCACTTCTCGAACTTCATGGACGCGATCCTGGCCGCCGACATCGCCAAGGTGGACGTGGTTGAAACCTCCACCGGAATCCGCCGCTGGACCCCGGGCTCCGTTTCCGAGAAGGCCATGCGCCGATACCACGAACGCCGCGCTGCATACAAGGTGCAAGAGGCCGCGAAGGCCGGAAAGAAGGTCGCGTAATGTCCACCGAAACACTATCCAACTTCTCCGAGACCTTGAAGAAGCTCCGGATCCCCGCGCATGAGATCAAGGTCTTCGGAGTGACCCGGATCAATGTCCACGTCCACACGCTTTCCATGGGGGCCGCGCACTAATGCACCGCTGGGAAATCATGGTCCTAGGGGCCATCGAAATTGCGACCGGGATCCTTCGGATCCTGTCCCTTGGATTCTTCGATCCTGGCTGGGAAATGGACTGGTGCGCCTACTGCACCATACGGGATTGCAGACGTAGGATCCGGGAAAGGGACGGGATCTAGTGCCCATCACTCCTTCCGGCCCCTGCTACCCCCGCTCCTGGCTCTACAATCAGGAGGGCTTCCAGTTCCTTGGAGTCCTGGCCGATGGCTCCGAGGTGCCCGGCGTGGTTCGCAAGGACGTTGCCGATTCCCACTATGCCGAGTTCCCCAGCCGCCCCGATCTCCGGTTCCCGGATTTCGTGGGCTGGCGAAAGATTCCCGACTCGACCCCTTGACTTTTGGTCCCTAGTCCCTTAGTTTTTCAAGTAACCCGGGGCCAAGTAGCCCCACAACCCAACAGGAGAATCCAGTGAAGAATCGCATGAAGTCCCGCAATGGCCGTTGCTCGGTCCTCGGTGTCCAGAGTCGCCTTGTGGACAAGGGGCACTCCCCCACGATTCGCGATGTCATGTCCCCCAAGGCCCCTGAATACATCGAAGGCCCTCCGGGCAAGCCCCGCGCCTCCGGACGCACGCACCCCGATGGGACACCGGTCATGGTCCGTCCCACGGGACCCCTTCGCAAGATCAAGGCTTCCGCATGACCGCCCTCGCCACCCGCATCCGTCCCACCACATGGGAAGGCATCCAGGGCCACGAGAAGACGGTTTCCGCCGTCAAGGCCCTCCTGGACCTTCCGGCTGACAAGGTCCCTCATGCCTTCGTGTTCACCGGAAACCCTGGCACCGGAAAGACCACCCTGGCCAAGATCATCGCGTCCTACTTGGTCCCGGACCCGGACGACCGCCTCCTGTGCGTCAAGGAAATCGACGCCGCCAGCTACTCCTGTGCGGAGGACACCCGCGCCCTTCGCGAGGAGGTCCGACAGAAGCCGATGGCCAATGCTCCCATGGTCGTGATCGTGGACGAGATCCACCGCCTTTCGCCCACCGCCAAGGACGTGCTCCTCAAGATCGTGGAGGAGAGCGGCGAAGGGACTCTGTCGCACCTGTACTGGATCCTCTGCACCTCGGAAGCCGACAAGCTCCCCGTGGCACTCCAGCGCCGGGCACAGTGCTTCAATCTGTCCCCTGTCCCCGACGCCCGTCTCAAGGTCCTCCTGGCCAAGACCTGCCAGTCCGAGGGCTACACGGTGCCCAAGGAACTCCGGGACCGGATCATCGTGGCGGCCAATGGGTCCCCGGGAATGGCCCTCAGCATCCTGGAGACCATCGCCCCCAACTGCACCGAGGGCATGGGCCCCGAGGACATCGAGGCCGTGGGAGCGGGGATCAAGGGACCGAATGCCGCATCGGACAATCTGGCCAAGGCGCTTTTGGACGGGGCCTCCCGGGCCGAAGTGCGCCGGATCCTGCAAGGGATCAAGGCCGAGGGCAAGGAAGCGGAGTCCGTGCGCCGTGGCGTGCTGGGGTACTGCGAAGCGGCCTACTTGGGCCAGTGGTACAAGGGGAACCGGGACCCCTTGGAAATCATGGAAGTATTTTGCGCCGGGAACACGTTTGACAGCGGCTGGTCGGGACTGATTGTCCTGGCCGTCAATGCCGCAGGGAGGGAATGAGGCATGGGGACTGAGAAGCCCGCTTTCAAGGCTGGGGACCGCGTACGCGTCCGCCCCGGCATCGCCAATCCGACGTATGGATGGGCAGGTGTCGCGCACAGGAGCATCGGTACTGTCGAATCCGTGGCACCGTCCGGGAAGGGCATGACCGTCAAGTTCCCCAGATATGGATCCGGATGGCACGCAGTCCCCTCGGAGATGGAGTTGGCACCGGCCATCGAGGCCAAAGCTCCCACGAAGCCCAAGGCCCCGGCCAAGGCCACTTGGTCCACCAAGTTCCTGCACATCCATCCCAAGTCCACCAAGGCCGCTCTGGTCAAGCTCCTCCAGGAGACCGTGGACCAGCTCAACGAGACCGGGGCCAAGTTGGTCGCGGCTCAGAATACCATCGCCACCCTCCGAAAGAAGGCCGCCAAATGACCGAACGCAATTTCACCGAGGACGTGAAGCTCAACCGCCTGCACCTGGACACCGCCGCCGAAGCGCAGGCCGGGCTCATGGGGCACTATGGCTCCGCAGTCGCCGATGCCCAGCGCACCCGGGACGAGGCTGAGAACCGCTTGGAACTCAGGTCCGGGGAACTCTGGATCGAGTTGAAGTCGGAGATGGTCAACGGCAAGGCCCCGACGGTGGATGACCTCAAGGCCATGGTCGCCAAGCATCCCGAGATCAACGCCCTCAAGCAGGCTTTGGCCGACGCTAGCTACAGCCTCAAGTTGGCACAGGCCCAGGAACGGGCGATCAATGCCAACAAGGACATGATCGAAACGCTCCAGCGCCTCCATGGTGCCAGCTACTTCGCAACTCCGACGGCTACGGGCCGCGAGAACCTTCCGGGCTACCGTCCGGCGGGAACCTGAAACCAAGAACCCAGAGAACCAAGGAAATCAGAATCATGGCATTCGACATCAACAAGTTCAAGCAGAAGACCGACATCGCCAAGGCCGCCGAAGGCCTCCAGAAGGCCAAGGAGAACGTCGGCCAGGACGTGGGCTCGGGAAGCTGGGCAAGTGTCCTCGACGTGTCCAAGGCTCCCTACGCCGTCAAGTGGTGGAAGCCGACGGCCGGGACCCACTACATCGACATCATCGGCACCCTCGTCACGAATCCCAGGAACCCGGCCGTCCGCAACGGATCCATCGGCATCGGGGACTACGACTTCGGGCTCACGATCTGGACGCACCCGGATCCCAAGGGCGGCGGTCCCAAGGGCCTGCCCCACGTCTGCCTCAAGCGCAACGGCTACGCGAACTCGTGCCCCCGGTGCGAAGAGTTCTTCCGGAAGAAGGAAGACGGTGGCTCGTTCCAGAAGGGTGTCAAGGGCTCCGGCAATCCGGTGCACCGCTCCAGCGAACGCGCCTTCCTGATCGTCGTTCCCCGCGAGAACCAGAAGACCCCGGGAACCCAGGCGTATCTCTGGGATGCTTCGGTCCACTCGTTTTCCCGCGAATTGCTCGAAGAGGCCAATGCCCTTTCGGGGGGCGGACAGCCCACGTTCTTCTGGTGGCCGACGGACCACGGGAAGACGATCCAGTTCGACGCCGTGCCCGGGGACCTCAAGGACGCTTTCGACTTCAAGCGCATCAAGTTCCACGACCGCCCGGAGTCCGTGGGAACCGCGCTCTACGAGAAGTGGTCCTTCCCCCTGGACGAGATCGTCATCATCCCCACGGCGGCACAGATGGAGGCCGATATGTACGGAGCACCCGACGAGGAAGAGGAAGCCCCCCGGACCACCCAGTCCCAGGGCTCCAGCCGCTCCACCTACCACCAGGAGGAAGCCGACGCCCCCGACACCCAGGAGACCCGGACCCAGCACCCCGCGCAACCCGAGAACCCGGCCGAAGATGGCAAGTGGAAGGCTCCGGAGACAACGAAGCCCGAAGCCGCCAAGGAGACCGGGGACAAGGGGGACACCTGCCCCCATGGATTCACTTGGGGTGTGACTCCCATCGAAGACGAGAAGCGGGAATGCCGCACCTGTCCCAAGTTTGACAGGTGCGTGGGCTAATGGCGGCCAAGGATTCGCCGGTCCGGAAGCGGATCATGGAGGGGGAGCCCAAGGCCCCCCTTTCTTCCCCCGTGCGCTTTACGTCCGGATGCACCCTCGTGGACCTCGTGATCGGTGGTGGCCAGGGGATGGGCTGGAAGGCCGGAACCCTCATCAACATCGTCGCATTGGAAGGCGGCGGCAAGACCCAGCTTTCGGCCGAGACCGTTGCCCACAATTGGCACAAGCGCAAGGGACAGGGATTCTGGCACCAGTTCATCGACCGGGAACACCGATTCTCGTTCGACACGGAATCCATGTTCAAGATGACCGTCTGCGACCCCTCCGAATGGGTCCCGGATACCATCGAAGAACTGGACGGATACGTCTCCAAGCTCCTGGACACGGCCAAGGCCCCCGGCATCATTGTCGTGGATTCCTTGGACGCCTTTTCCACCGAGGAGACGGAAGACCGCTCCGAGAAGCGCATGAAGCAGGTAGACGAGGGCAAGGACATCAAGCAGGACGGTTCCTACACCGTGACCACGGGAACCCCCAAGTTCCTTTCGGAGTCCCTGCGAATCACGATGTCCAAGGCGAGCGAGAAGCAAGTCGCCGTGTTCCTGTTGTCCCAGGTGCGCACGAAGCTAGGGGCCATGGCCTTCGATCCCAACAAGTTCAATCGGAACGGGGGCAAGGCGCTTGACCACTGGTGCGACACGATTGCATGGCTCAAGCCGCTTCGGAAGCTGTCCGTGGGATCCGAGAAGGACGGGACCTATCGGGAAATCGGGGCCGTCGTGAACCTGTGGACCACGAAGTCCAGCACCCCCAGGCCCTACCGGGAATGCATGTACACGCTCCTCTTCGACTATGGCATCGACAACATCGCGAGCAACGTCGATTTCCTGTTCAACCTGAGAGACCATAAGACGGGGGCTATCCGGGACCCGTACACGGCCCCTACAGGCGCTTTCAAGGACGTGGAGAAGGAGATCATGGTCTTCTGGCAGGAAGGCAAGGAAAAGACCCTGGAAACCGTCGTGGCATGGCTCACGGGGCTGGAGAGGATCCAGGAAGCCAGGGACGCGAAGAAGGCGGAGACCGGGAAACCGAATCTCTCGCTGGCATGGCTGGACGAGTGGATTGCCAAGGATTCAGGGCTCCAGGCCGACTATGCCAAGGAGTTCCCGTGCTACACGAGGGACCAGCTCATCCGGGCCGTGGAAGCGGATCCCGAGATGGAGAAGGAACTCGAACGCCGGGTGGTGGAAAAATGGGAGCGGATCGAGCAACAGGCCGCAAGCAACAGAAGGAGCAAATTTTGAACATCAAAGAAACCAAGATCAAGGTCTCCGTGACCATGGACGGCATGTCCTTTTCCATGGAGACGATGGTTCCCAAGTTCTCCACGTCCAAAAGTGCCAAGGCCTCCCAGGTCCGGGACCTTGCGGACCAGATCGCCGGGTTCATCGAAGCCCCGCGCAAGGCCCCTCGTGGTTGACCCCATCGCTCTCCGGCAAAAGCTGCTCAAGCACCAGATCGGCCCCAAGTTCCCGCACTCTCTGGCCAATGCCGTCCAGGCGGTCCAGGAGCGTGAGGAGCAGGTCCGTGGCAGGGGCTGGGACACCAAGGAAACGGACCCGTCCGTGCCCTTGGGGATCCTGAGCCGGGAGGAACTGGCCTACTGCGTCAACTCGTTCGCTCAACAATGGGAGGTCCCCGCATGATCGAGCCGAAAACAGAAACCGTCGAACTCTTTTCCCGCCTCGGTAAGGTTGGGAGTATCCAGGCTTTCGATCCTTGGGACTCCAGAAAATCCGTGGCCCATGCCAAAGAGTGGGTTGCTACCGTGGCATCAATCTCTTATGGCAACGAAGCCGCCGCGAACCCGGAAAAGCTGTTCCAGAGCATTGTAGACCGTGGGCACCTGTCGTGCCTGGAGTTCGTGCCCGTGCTCATGGAGGGGGAGTTGTCCTGCGGCGCCAGCCTCCCAGCAAACAGCCTCCGACAGCTCCCGGGCCTCATGCACCACGAGGGCGTATGGGGTGAAGGTGCCATGGTCCGGGAGCGCGAGACGGATCCAGCATCCGCCTTCCTCGTGACCTGTCCCCTGTACACCCGGTCCCAGTGGATGCGGCACCGCTCCTTTTCCTACCTGGAGATGAGCCGCCGGTATACCAAGGGGTCCAAGGTGGCCTGGGAGTTTTATGGGCATGGAGTTGGAGAGCGGGACGAAGGTGGCACACCCCGGGCTACTGAATTCCAGAGGGCCGCTGTTGCCGAGTATCAAAGGCGCATCGATTCCGGGATGCCCCAAGAGCTTGCCAGGGGATGCATCCCCATGGAAGCCCTGACCACATTCTGGTGCGCCGGGTTCGACCGGGACTGGCGGGAGTTCATCCGCCTGCGATCCGATGCCCACGCGCAACCTGAGATCCAAGTGTTCAGCAATTGGATCCGCGACTACCTCGATTCCAAGGAAACCAAATGATCCTCTGCATTGACCTGGGCACCCAGATGGGATGGGCCTTGGACGCTGGAACCTCCATCACCTCGGGGACCCTGTCCCTTGCCTCCCGGCGCTTCGAGGGCGGGGGAATGCGGTTCCTTCGGTTCCAGAAGTGGCTAGACGAGACCAAGGGACTCGTGGACAAGATCGACGCCGTGTACTTCGAGGAGGTCCACCGACACGCCGGGACCGATGCCGCCCATATCTACGGGGGCCTTATGGCGACCCTGACGGCGTGGTGCGAGGTCCATACGATCCCTTATCAGGGGATCAGTGTCGGCACGATCAAGAAGCACGCCACGGGCAAGGGGAACGCCGGGAAGCCGGAGATGATCGCGGCGGCGAAGGCGAAGGGGCACGCGCCCAAGGACGACAACGAGGCGGACGCGCTGGCGATTGCTTACTGTGCAAGGGACGGCGTGTTCTAGTCGAGTAGTCCCCACGTCCGACGAAAGAGGAGCCCCTAACCCGGGTTCCTCTTTTTGCATCTAGCCCCTTGACATTTGCGGGATAGGGCTATAGATTTGAGGAGAACCAAGCGGCCATGTGGCCGGGGGACAACAGGAGCAAGGAAGCATGGACAAGAACGACGTGGGCGTGGGATTCGTCCCCTTGAAGATCGGGGATACGGTGCAGGAGGCCATTGCTACGAGTCCCGAGATCCGTGCGGAATGGATTCCCAAGCCCTTCACCCCCAACAAGTACACCCGGAACCTTCTGGCCCTCGACGGACGCATGGTCCCAGTGGACGTGTACGCGGTCCTTGCGGCCTTCCCCACGGGATCCAGCTCCGTGGACCACGCGATCAAGAAGCTCTTGGCACCGGGGCAGAGGGGGCAGAAGGACAGGCTCCAGGATCTCAAGGAAGCCCGGGCCTCGTTGGACCGTGCGATCCAGATGGAAGAGGGGTAGGACATGGGCAGGCCCTTAGGGACCAACCGGGACCCGGTGGACAATTCCGAGTTTCTTTTGGCTATCGCAGATCGCCTTGTCGAGGAGGCCCATGATTCCCATGCGTGGGACCATATCCGGCGTCTGCAATACATGGCCCTGCGCGAAAGACGGGCGGGATCTCCGACGACGTGCCCTCCAGAGAAGTGGGAGCCCTGATGCAAGACCGTACCCCCACCATCGCGGAGCCAGGACATCACCGACGCCCGTACACCGGGAACTACCCCTCCTTGCTCCTCCGCACCCTCCGGATCGCCGGGCGCAAGGGGGCCACGGTCGCTGATCTCATGGGGTCCATGGGCGTCACGTCCCGACACGACGAGACGTTCCCCGCATTTCGGGAAGCACTGGACCACCTCTGGGACATGGGGCTCGTCGGATGCCCGGAACTGGAAGCCTTGCCGGAAGAAGAAAGGGCGCTGGACATGAAACACGTTTGGAGGATCAAGTGAAACACTTTCGCATCGTGGACACGGACAATTTCGACGGGGATTATCCTGATGAGAAATGGGCCTCCCCCGTACTCTTCTCCCACGCCGTCGCGGATTCCATTGCGAAGATCCTCAACGACCATTTGAGCGGAGGCTTTGCGCCCCGATACTACAAGATCGTGGAACTCCCGTACACCCTGCAACCGGGGTTCGAGCCCTGATTCCCCGCATCCGTATCCAGAATTTCCAGTCCCACAAAGACACCGAGATCCACCTGCACCCGGGGCTCAACGTCATCCATGGAAGCGGCGACTCCGGCAAATCCGCCATCCTCCGCGCCATCCGCTGGAACCAGTCCAACCGGATCCGGCACGACGACCGCCCGATGGGAGATTCCTATGTCTCCGATTGGGCCAAGTCCGTAAGCGCCAAAGGGGCCGTTACCCTCCTCGAAGATTGCCGAGTCACCATCGACAAGCCCAACGGCACCTGTTCCCGGTTCCGTGAAGCCCCCAAGGCGAAAGGGGACAAGGAGCGGAACGGTTACGATCTCAACGGAGCACGGTTCGAGGCCATCGGCGTATCGGTGCCAGAACAGGTTTCCGAGTTCTTCAATTGGTCCGAGGTCAACATCCAGAAGCAACAGGACCCCGCGTTCCTCCTGTCCAAGGGTGCCGGGGAAGTAGCGACCTTCCTCAATAAGACCGTGCGCCTCGACTCCATCGACACCCATATCCAAGCGGCTAGCGCCTTGCTCCGTGGGGACAAAGCGGCCCTAGCCCTCCTGCAATCCAAGCAAGCGGACGACGAGAAGGCCCTAGAAGCCCTTGCATGGGTCCCCGCGATCCAAGGGCGCCTAGAGTCCCTGGACGCCCTTGTGCAGGCCCATGAGGCACTGAAAACCCGTGTCCAGAAGCTCCAAGGGATCCGGTCGCAGATCGAGGAGCTGGAAGCAAGGATCCAGGGGTCCGAGACCATCGTTTCCATGGAGCCAAGGGCCAAGGAGCTTCGACGCCTGAACGATTGGCGACGTGGGCTCATGGACCAGCGTAGGAAGCTCATGGAGGCCTCGGAGCAATGGGCCAAGTGGGAAGGGGTGCTCACGGCTTCCGAGGGTGTGGTAAAGCTGGGAAGCCGGGTGCAGGGACTCCGGGATCTGGTGGAGAAGCGCCAGGGGCACATCGACATCGGACACGTCCTGCACGAGTTCACGGGTCGATGGATGTCCCTGGAGACCACGGAAGCCACGGTACGCTCCACTCTCCTGTTGGAGCCCCGTGTCCGCGCTCTCCGGGCCGACTGGGAGAAGGCCAAGGCGCTCAGGCTCCAGGGCACTTTGCTCCGGGACCTCGTGGAGCGGTGGTCGGAGATCCGGGTGTCTTCCGTGGACTGGGAGCCGTTGGAGCGAGGGGCCAAGATCCTACGCGCCCGGATGAGTAGAGCCCAGGCACTACGGGAACAGGTGGAAGGGGTCCGAAAGTTCCGCTTGACAATTACGGGACTAGAGACTACTATTCAGGAAGCCGGGAAGCTGGTCTCCGAGTTGGAGGCTTTGCGCCCGGCGACCTGTCCGCTATGTGGCGGACCTATGCACAAAGGGGAGCACTCGTGAACAAGCCCATCGAAATTCGCCACCGTTGGACCAATTCCTGCTTGTGGGCAGGGGAAATCGAGGCGTCTGGTGCGGATCGGATCGACCTTGGCCGCGCCGTTTTGGCGGCACGCAAAGCGGGGGCCAATCTCCGGGGGGCCGATCTCCGGGGGGCCGATCTCCGGGGGG